TTCTTTCTTCAAGATACACAACGGGTAATAAAGCTGGTGCTTTATTACTTGACGTACGTCTTAAGACATGGCCTTAGGTATGTTCTTACACCGTTTGCACGGTGCGGTTCATACCTTTGGCAGACTCTGTCTCAGACGCCGGGGGTAGATGGTACTAAAGTACCATCGCCTCCGGTTGAGGCGGGGTTAGGAGGAGCAAGGGGAGCAAAGGGTAGGAATACGAAGCCTAGCTTACGGCTCGAAGATGGACTTCGGTCTCTTCGGGCCGCGGCTGCGGCAATGTGTTCCTCCCCAATATTCCCCGAGCGGAAGGGTAGGAAGAGTGGCATGGAATTATGGGTCCTCCATATCACAGGGATTCTGAATCGGATATCTTGCAACAGGTCTCCAGAAAGTGCGCTATCAGAGCTTAAGAAATTTAGCTCTGATGCGAGGTCTTCGTTCATAACCGGACGAAAGCCTACACACAGTTTCTGGAAGGCAGCACCAGCTCACGTTAAGAACTCTCGTAATTGTTGGGCTCAAGCTTCCTTTATCGGTAGGTCACTACCCCAGGGTAATGACCTTCAGGTAAAGGAGGCCTTGGCACAACACCAGAAGGATCTCCTCAGTGTGTTCAACACTGAACCAGAGATCCTCCGGGAATTACAGGAGTATTCTAGACGTTGGGCTTTACGCTACCTCCCAACTGTCCCGGAGCTTACACATACGCTTAGTCACTTGACAGGTGACTCGGCGACTGTGGACTGCTCTAGGGCAGAAGGGGGCCTTACGCAAGATATCAGCAACCTTCTTATGGAATCTGACGTTGTACTGGACATTGAACCTCCCGAGCATATGCCAATATGGCATACACTAATGGGACAAGTGCGCACGCTGGCAGCCTGCCTCAGCTCACGCTGGGGCCGCTACCCTCGTGCCAAGGTCTCCGCTCTTAAAGAGAGGGGACTCAAGGTGAGAGTCGTTACCGCCACTGAGCGGCACGCACTCATCTTAGGTCACTTGGCCCGCAAGAGGTTCCTTCTTGGTCTACGAAAGTGGAACAAGACGAGTTCAGTACTACGTGGGAAACCACGAGAAGTGATAAGGGAACTCAAAGGGTGTCAGGGGGTTGTGGTTTCTGCTGATCTTCGTGCGGCTTCAGACCTCATCCCTCTCGACGTCGCATCAGCGATGGTCGAGGGGTTTGAGGCCTCAGGCCGCTTCCTCCCAATTGAGCTCCAGGGGCTCCGGTTGTGTACCGGGCCTCAAGAGGTCAGTTGGGGGGAGAAGACAGCAATTACCACACGTGGCCTGCTGATGGGGAGCCCCACTACGTGGGCGCTCCTCAATATCCTACACGGTTATGTGTGGGATACAGCAGTCCGAAACCCCCTTTCCCCCCGAAAGTTCCCTATCAGCTCAAGGACCATCCGAGCAGATGCACGCATCTGCGGAGATGATCTCTTGGGCGTTGCTCCTCCCGACTTTCTCGACTGCTACGACGACCTTTTAAGGCGTGTCGGGGCAGAGAAGTCAGTCGGGAAGCATTTCAGATCCCGTGATCAGGGCGTATTCCTTGAAGTTCTGTGGACTTTCCGTGGTAAGCTCACTAACCTGTTACCGGTGATACCGGTTCGGGTTAGGGGACGCAAGTTGGGTAAGGGGCGGAAACACATTTACAATACTGTCAATATTGTAAAGATGCTAACTGTTCGCAACGCAGAGCCCCACTGGGCGCTTCCTCTTAGAGGTCTCGTGTCTGGCCAAAAGCCGCACAAGACCTTTGAACGTAAGAGTGAAGCACCCGAGTGGTACGCTGCCTCTGAGGCCGAAGAGACATATCTATGTCACTTTGACCGTCGGAGGGTTGCTGCAGTTGCCCGTACTCTCAGACCTGGCCTCCCAGCCATGTTTGAGAAATACGGAGTTCCGCCTTACTTACCCAAGTCTCTGGGTGGGGCAGGTTTAGCCTGCCTTTCCCCGAAGTACCACGTTAGCCCACGTCACCGTAAAGCTCTTGCCTCCCTGGTGTATGGGTTGGAAGCAAGGTCCATCACTTCCTTTAATCGGGTTTGGCGTGATGCCAAACCAGGTCATTGGAAGGAGATGGCCCTTGCCGACACCCTTGCACCTGAGTGGGAGAAGGCTGGACTTTTCTCTATCGTCGAGTACCCTCAACTTGGACCCTTAGGCTTTATTAACCTAGGGGACCCCGAAGTGGTCAGAATCAACATCAGTTCATTGATGGCACAAGGCCACCAATTGATGCTAGGTCCTGACCCCGACGGCACCTCTTACCCTTCTATTGAGATCTTTGCAGATCGCATAGAGAAGGTTCGTAAGGGGCTCCTATCCAAGTGGAAGTCTGCTCAACCGACAAAGAAAGATCCATCCGTTCTTAGAGCTTTATGGCAACGTCGGAAGGACAACTTGGACCTTTGGGTCCCAGAAGTCCTCCCCACAGACATGTTCGGAATGCAACCTGGCCAGCCAGTGAAGTTTAACGACTACCTGGCAGAATCTCCTACCCTTCCTTTCCTCCAAACCTGGCAGCGATTTGCCATCGCTGCCGTGTCGCGGGAAGACTACTGGTGGACCGATTATATCGTTCCTCCAGGTCGTTTCCCCGCGACCGCTCGTGGCCGCTCCC